AATGCAGTTCTTCCATTATTAGTTGTAGGCATAAACAAAATAACAGAATTACCACTTATTCGTGCATCAGTTAAAGTTGATGTCGTAGAACTAGCAGTTAAAGTAATACTGCCTGTACTATTCAATTTACCATTGATCGTATTGTTCAATGATGTTGAAACTAATCTTAAATGTTGTCCTGTATCTGGTATTGATAAAGGAACTGTTGGAAATTGATTATCTGCCACCTTCTGGTCTCGCTTCTATATCAACACCACTTAGAGTATTGAAGTTACCACTCACATTAACTCTAATTCGATGATATCTTGAGGTAGATCGTAAAGGACAAGTACCAGTATCATTTGTTGAAACAGTATCTCCTGCGGTAGAGGTTTCTAATTGTGAAGCTCTAGAATAAGGAGTAACTGTCACAGTTGTACTTGAAGTACCATCTACAATAGGGCGACAATTAATTAAGGTTGATCTTTTTCCTTCTGCGCCTTCAAATTCAGTTGTATCTATTGTTGCTGATAAACTATTCGAAATAAATTTACCAAACTTATGTTCGCTATTGAAACCAGCAAGACCAACAATACCTTCGCCATAGTAGTATGAGTCTAAGGATTTAGGTAAATTATCTAAATCACCTAATACATCAAGGCTCTCTAATGTAGTGAAGGCTTCTTGAGATGCACTAGCTATAAATTCTAAATCCTGTCCACTACCAGTTGACCATTTATCGACTGCGTAGTTATAAATTAATAATTTATTATTAGTAGTTCCTGTTGCTCCACTACCACGATATGACCAAACAACAATCGAGTTGTTAGGATCGATAGCGCTTGTAATACCATCTAGATTAGAAGATAAGTCATTAAAGAAATAATTATCTACTCTTGCATTTCCAATAGGGCTTAAATCTTGACCACCTGTTAGCTTGTAAAACCCATCTTGGGCAAGGAAGAAAATCATATTACCAAAAGAGGCAACTGATTTAGGAGCAAAAGCACCAATATTGTCAGCTATCTTATCGAATTGGAAAATTAATGGTACACCAACATAAGACATACGATAGATAGCCTTTTCCATAAAGACAATCCCTGATGACTCACCACCAACTATTTGTTGGATATTTCCATGACTACCAACAATGTCTTGGTAACCAGATTGAGTTGTTTGGCTAGGAGTCCATTGACTACTATTGTTAATGCCTGACCATTTAACTCTTTGGTTATAAGTTGTACCACTTTCTTCTGTATACCCAACAACAACAAAGTCTCTAATAACAGCGATGTATTTTGCTTTTAATGAGACTAAGTCACTAAAGGCACTATCGACACCTTCTTCAAACTTTTGAATATTATCTGCAAAGTTTGTTCCAATAATATTAGAACCAAATTGTGTAAAAGCCCAAAAGTCTCTAGCGTTCTCTGTTGTAGAGTTATTATAACCACCAACTTTACTTATATCTTGGAACACCAAAGAGGAGTCCATTTGATATAACTTAGTTGAGTCACCAGCGTAGTTAGTTGATCCACTAGCACTAAAACTAGTAAATAATCCAACAGCTTCACTTGTTAATCCAGTTCCACTTAAAGCTTGGAACCCTGCTAAACTTTTATAACCCCTTTTGAGAGGCACTACATTATCAACGACTAATGCGCCAGTATTTTGATAAGTAGGTAAATCTGCTTGTAAATCTCCAAATTCGATCATCTACACCACCTCTATTGCTGACATCTGTAATGTGGATGATGCAGTTGCTCCTCTCGATGATGATTCATTAGCATTTTTTAAAGCCTCTTTATATAAACCTGCCCATGTTTTCAATCTATCGTCTTGCATAATGAAGGGAGCAGATTCTGCTAAAGCTCCATAAAGATAAAGATCAGGGTAGTTAGTTAATATTGTGTTTGTTGTATTTGAATCTGATAGAGAACTAATTGTTTTATAGTAATTTATTTGAAGTGTTTTTGCTGAATCTGGTGCAACCCCTAATAAAATATTAGTACCAACAATAGTAAAATAAGTTGGAGATCCTGCAGTTTGACTTGTGTTATACTTTTCGTAAAAATCTACATTCGAAATAAACTTTAAAATCTTAAAAGGATCGCTTTGATAAATAACTGTTGTTGCTTCTAAGAAACCACTAGGGAGAGCATAACTTTGAGTCGATGCTACTGTTGTTATTGAAGTATCAATATTAACCATTTCTCTAACTCGAAGTTCACGATTTAATCGAGACTCTGTTAAAGAAATGAAATCTCCTATGTAACTAGTTAGATCACTTCTATTAAGGTAATTTGCAATCGTAGTTTTAAGATTTTCGTATGTGTTTATAGCCATTATAAATTGCCTGTGTAAATTCTAAAATGTTTATTATCTGGATCGTTTAACCATCTAAAAAAAGCTTTTTTGTCTAGAACCTTACCACTTGTGGTTAAAATTCCTCTCTTAGCAAGTTGATGGACTATAATGTTAGGTAATCGAGCAACACGATAACCTTTTTCGTTTTGTAATAATTTAGATTTATAAGCGCCTTCATTTCTAGCTAATTGATTGGCGTCTAATATTTCTTTTATTGTTGCTTCATCTTGGAAGTTTTCGATATGAAATTTATTTTCTCCTTCATCCACAATAAGATTTGTTTTGACCGATGATTGGTCATTAGCGTCATTAAGAGAAAATACTTTAGCCATGTTACTTAATTGCTTTTGCAATCATAGAATCAATAGTGTCTTTAATTGATAGACCTTGATTGCCAGATATTTTTAACATGGGATCATATTTACGATCACCCATAGATGTTTTCATAGATTGTTTTTTGCCTAAACCCTTAGATACCATAGGGCTTGATTTTCTTGCTCCATCAACAACCTTAAATAATTTTGATGAATGTTTTTTGTTACTAAAAATTTTCATTTTGTCCTCTCTAAATAAAAAAGGGGGTGCATAAAACACCCCCAATCCCTTTACTACAAATAATTATGCAGTTAGGTTAAATATTCCATAGTTAGCTGTTGGAGCTTTTGCGACCAAAGTCCATTCTGCTAAAAGTAGTTTTTTGTCAGAGTCGCCTGTCTTTGCCAAATCAGTTGTTTGGAAAGCTCTTAGGAAATCGACTGACCACATATCCATTTGAAGGATATCTACTCTATTAGCGTTTTGGAAACGATCAGGTACAAAGCTGACTTCTCCGAAATCAGATACATAAATATCTGTTGTTCCGATTGAAACTTTATCAGAGGCATCTTTATACTTTGTTGCAACTCCAGCAAACGCACTGGCTAACTGCTTGTGAGAAGCGGTCATTAATACAGTGTCAGGTTCCCCACCTAGTTCAAAAGCTTTTAAAAGACCAGCTTTTAATAGAGCTTCTGTGTAGGTTCTATTTGTACCACCAGCGATTGCAGTTGCACCTGTACCCGCAGGGGTTGCAGAAGGCGAACCATTAGTTGATAGGTTAGATGCTCCACTTGTACCATACCATGTGCCTACAGATGCAGACTTTCTAGCTGTGGATGAGTTACCTGCAACTTTAGCTTGTTCAACACCTATCATAGCGTTTTCCATATCACGCTTGATCTCTTTACCCATTTTAGCTAATTGATAAGCCATTTGAGTTCCCATACCAGCGTTAGTAACTGCATCATCTGTTCCAGAGATGGTTACTGCTTTAGCAGAGATTTGAGTATAGTTAGTAAGTCTAGTTGTTGCTGATCTGCTATCTCCATCGTAGTCATCGCCCTCGACTTGAGCATTAACTGCGACTGCAGCAAGTGAATCGGTCTGCCACTCATGGAGAGTATTTGCTGCCTGACCCTTTGAAGCATTGGACATAAACGGGGTTTCCGTAGGAGAGATATTATAGATTACATCAGCTAAATCTTCTCTTATGGAATTGACACCATCGTATGAATCGTAAGTATTGGTTGGCTGTGCCATTATTTATTCCTTTCTTTGTTTATTAACGAGAATACATCTCTTTTAAAACTGATACTGCGTCTTGCACTTTACCAGTCTTTCTAAGAGTTGCTTTAGATGAGTTCAATCTTCTAACATTATCATTATCGTCTTGAGCATTAGAGCTTGAGGAACTAACCACCTTCGAGACTTTAGTTACTTTTTTATTATTGAGATTAGCTTTTTTTAATTTTTCATATCTCATAGCATTATGTAACATAACTACTGCTCGATGATCCACTAACATAGAAATTTCTTGGTCACTATAACCAATCGATTTTGCATAGTTAGTTAGTTCTTTAATAAGCGCTGGCCCTTTTTCTTTATCGGCATAAATAGGTAGTCTATCAGCAAGTAACTTTCTCTCATTTTCTAAATAAGTAGAATACATCTTTTCGCTTTCTTGTTGTCTCTCTAAGCGAATTTTCTCTTGCTCTTGTTGACTAGCTAACAACAACTCTTTTTGACGATCTTGTTCTGCTTTTACTTTTAAGTAACGAGCTGGATCTGTTTCTAAGAGATTGTCCATATCGATAGAGCTTTGGTTTGCCTTAATATGCTCTTGCAATATTTGAAGTTGTTTGTCGTATTGATCTCGTCTGATTTTAGCCTCCTCGTTCAACCGAGTAAGTTCTGCGTTTTTTTCTTCTACGCTTTTTCTATCTTGAGATAGTTTTTCAGTTTTACGAGTATAATCACTTTGTCGAGAATATCCCTTTTTGAGTTCGTCAAGTGTGACTTCAGTCTCCTCACCATTAATGGTGATTTTGTAAAGTTCTTGATTAGTATCTAAAGGTGTTTCATCGTCAATTTGATTGATAAGATCATCATCATCAAAAGTTTCTTCGGTGTTCTCTTGGGAATCGCTTACCTCTTTCTTTGATTCTTCACTTGCTGTTTCCTGAGTCTTTGAGGCGTCTAAGTTTAATAAGTTCTTCAGGGCTTCAGCTGCCTCTCCTTGTGTATTTAGAGGCTTGGGCGTTGGTGCAATAGATTCACTTTGAGTTTCTATTGCAGAGTCCATTACTGGTTGTTCTGCCATTTTTTACTCCTGTTTTTTTATAATTTTACCAGTCTCCATGATTGACTGAATTTGCATCACAACAATTTCTAACATCCTTCTCATGCGAAAAATGTTTTCTCTTTGTTCTGAATTTTCTAAATTGGAGTTTAACCATTCGTTAGTTAAATCTCCTCTAATCTTGTTTATCGCCTCTAAAAATAGAGGGTGTTCTAAAATTTCTTTTGCTTGTTGGCTTCTTTTAATGTCTTGATCTGACATTAGATACCACCTCTAATCCTATTACCTGTGGATGTATCGACAATCCTTGATTGAGAAATATTTTGTCTTTCAATTTGTTTATCTCTATTGGATTGATTTCGATTTTCGTTTTGGGCAGTGTTATAAGCGTCTCTTGATGCTTGTTGTAATAATGGATTATTTACTGCAGAAAAAGCACTTTCTACTGCAGGTTGAGAAGCTCCTGCGTTTACTAAATTATTAATGTTATTCATTGTTTGAGGATTAGCTGTCACTGGTGAACCAGAAGCTGTTGAAGTAAATGGATTATTACCACTAGGACTAAATCTAGGATCTACTTTTTGAGTAAACATATTAGGATTCAATCCTTGAAGGATTGATCCAAATAGACTGTTATTTAAAAATGCAGTTTTTAAAGAGTTCATACTATCCATAAATGTTGGATGGTAATCTTCTTGACCAGCAAACCTTCTTAACTCTGTATTAACAGGATCATTTGCCATAGGTAAAAAAGTATTACCTTCATAAAATTTTGGAGTTTCGTTATCGTTATCGTTATCATTATTTTGTTTTTGTGGTAAAACACACGCTTGAAGAACTGGATCATAGACTCGACCTTCACCAGGATATAATTCTTCACAATTAGGAGTAGAGGTATCTTGTGAATTATCAGGTTGAGAAGATGGTGGTA